GCTGGCCGATGCCGTTCATGGACAACATCGGAACCGGCCCGGCGAGCGCGCAAGGGACCGCCGTGCTGGCCACTCCGACCGTCGTGCGCGTGACCAAAAGCGTGGCGAGCGGCAGCCTGATTCTGCCGTCGATCCTGACCAACGAGGCGGACCCGATGACCATTGTCATCAACGACAGCGGGCAGACGGTGCTGGTCTATGCCGCCAAGGGAGAGAGCATGGACGGCTCGCTCAACGGTAACCGCTCGGTTGCAACCGGCGGCGTGGCGTTTTTCCTGCGGGTCCGCGATGCGGAGGCCGTGGGCGGCGGCGCCGGGCCGGACTGGCGCTCGAATGTGATCACCTGAACCAAAGGAGCAATGACGATGGAAAACGATAAGACGCACGATCCGCATCAGCCGGTACCGGCACACGCCCCGGCGGCGCCCGCAACGGAACTCACGCCAGCCCAGAAGGCGGAGGCCGAAGAGGCCAAGCGCACGCCGCTGCAGCGGTTCGAGGACCTGGTGCAGGAATCCGTGCGCCGGTTCCACGACGGATCGGGCTTCACCGCCGCATTTGTGATGGGCATGCGCGCTCATCTGGCCGAGCTGCGTGGCGACGGCAAGCACGAGATCGTCGATACCGCGGCATACGACGGCCGCAACTGGACCGTGACCAGGCCAGGGCTGCATGCGGTCCAGGTGGTCGGCACGCCCGGCATGACGGTCGAGCAGGCCATTGCTGCCGCACAGGTGCAGCTCAACGCGGTCGACAAGTCCACCGGCAAGCCGGTTCTGGCGCTGGTGGACACCGCCACGCTGGACGGCAAGGAATGGACGGTGACGCGCGCCGGCCTGCCGCCGGTCAAGGTGCCATCCGAGCCGGGCATGTCGGCGGAGGGCGCCATTGCGGCCGCGCAGCCCAAGCTCGATGAAGAGCAAAAGGCGGCGGATGCTGCGGCGCAGAAGGAAATCGAGGCCAACAGGGCCGCAGCGGCGAAGGCGGCTTGACCATGGCGGGCACCGCAACTGCGCCGCGTGTGAGGCGCTTCACATATACGCCGCTCGATCCCGGCGACCGGCACGAGGTCAAGGTCCATGGCGTGACCTTCAAGGCCAACGTGCCGGTCGAGCTCGACGACCAGAAGCACCGCGCGCATATCATGGAAACCGTGACGGTCGGCGAGCGGGACGGCCGCGCACTGACCGAGGGCCGCATGGTCTATCGGCCGCTGGCCGATTTGCTCGCCGGCAACAAGACATTCGTCGAGGAGGGTGCGGATCGTCCCAAGCCGGGACGGCCGCCAACGCCGAAGACGGCCGAGGAGTACCGCGCGCATGCGGTGCGCTGGATCAACGCGGCCCCCAACGCAACGACCATGCTGGAGCGCTGGAAGGCTGAGGCCGACCTGCGCGCGTCCTGCGATGCGTCTGACGCCATTGCGGAGGACATCTGGAGCAACGTCTACCTGCCGCGCAAGCATGTGCTCGACAATCAGCCGCCGGATTAGGCCATGCCGGGCCAGTACCGCACGTCAACCGATCTGATCAACGAGGCGCTCGCCAATCTCGGCGTGCTCGCTGCTGGCCAGCCAACCGACCCGGAGGATTTCAGCTACGTGCAGGAAAAGCTCGACGCCATCGTGCGCAAGATGGCTGGGCTGGAATTGCCGTACATTCCCGACATCGAGAACATCCCCGGCGCGTTTTTCTCTGATCTGGCGGCAATCGTGGCGGGGGAATGCGCGACCAAGTTTGGTTCGACTGCGGAGGATCAGCAGAACCTCGTATCGCAAGGGCTCGGCAATCCGCCAGGCACCGGGGCGGCGGCACTTTCGCTGCGGCAGATGATGCGCGGGCGGCCAACTGGTGAACGCGCTCGCGTCGAGTACTTTTGATGCCTGTTGACATCAATAGGCTTGCACGGATGGGCATTGTATCTGCTGACGCGATGCAGAAGGTCGGCGCGGCGGCCGGTCAGGGAGCGGCGTCAGCCGCCGACCAGTACTCGAAAACTCCGAGCTTTCTTGATCGTGCCGCGTCTGTTTATGGGTCACCTGTGACTGATCCACGTCGACTTGACATGGCAATGGGAATGGTGGGACCAGCGAGCACAAAGGCAATATTTCGCGGCACAAACTCTCTATCGGATATTCCGCGACCTAGCTCTTCAGGATTTACATGGTGGACTCCAAATAAAGAGTGGGCACAAAACTACGGTAGCAGAGTGGTCGAAGGTAAAATACCGGATGATGTGCGCCTGATCAAAGTGAAAGGACAAAGCGCTCAAGATGCCCATGACGCTATTTCAGATGCTGGTGTTAACACAAAAGGGTTGCGTCCTCCGTTTAATGGAGATGAAGAGTATCAATTGTCACCAGAAGAAGTTCATCAATATCTACTAAATACTCCTGGTCTATCTGGTAGGATTAAGGATGCTGGATTTCATGGCGTGGAGCATGATGACATTAGAGAGGGCCAGGGAATCGAAAAGGCAATTGCATTTATCCATCCAAAGATCGGATTACGATGATGCCCACGCAGCGCCCCACACCGATCCCTTGGCCGTTGAGCAGCTTCCCCGGAGCATCTGGTCAGGAAAGCGCGGGCCGGCTCTACAACTGCTCGGCCGAGCCGTTGGGAGAGGCATCGCCGCAGACTGGACCATCGCCGCAGGTATGGCGCCGGCAGCCGGGCCTGACCAAGCTCGCAACGACGGCACATAGCGGCTACCGCGGCGGGCTGATCGTCAACAATCTGTCCTATGAGACGTGGTCGGGCACCGCCTCAACGGTGGATTCTGGCGGTACGGAAACTAGCATCGGTACGTTTCCCGGCACCAAGAAAATCAGCATTGCGCGCAACCAGAATGGCGGCGGCGCCGACGTGGTTGCGGTCGATATTGACAACGGCGCATACCGGCTGACGGGTGGCGGCGCGCCGGCTGTCTATAATGGGGGTGGCAACCTGCCCACGCCAAACTCTGTGTGCTTTCAGGACGGCTATTTCTTCTTCACGATCGCCGATGGCCGCTGTTTTGCATCCGGCTTGAACGCTCTGACGCAGAACACGCAGACATTCATCACGGCAAATAGCAAGGCCGACGTGACGCTGCTGCGCGGCATCGCGTTTTCTGGACTGCTGTTCCTGTTCACGACAGGCGGTTGCGAGGTCTGGCAGGACACCGCGCAGCCATCGCCGGCCTTCCCGTACTCGCGGCTCGTGATCCTGCCCTATGGGCTGTTGCAGGCCAACGCCATCGCCGGATGGGAAACCGGCTTTGACGATCTGATGTGGGTAGCGCAGGACTTCGGCGTCTATCGGCTGCCGTGGGCCTCGCTGGCGCCTGTCAAGATCAGCCCACCCGACTTGGATCGGTTCATTGAGGCGGCCAATCGCATCGGCAGCGTGCTTGAGGCATCGGTCTATGCATTCGCCGGCAAGAAGTATTGGTGCATTCAGGGGCCGCTCGGCTCATGGGAATTCAATCTGTCCACCAGCAAATGGAACGAGCGCGGCAGCCTGAACACCACGACCGGACTGCAGGGCCGCTGGCGCGCGACGGGCGGGCATCCGGCGTTTGGGCGGTGGCTGTGCGGCGATGTCTACAGCGGCAATCTGCTCTATATCGACGATACCAACTATGCGGACAATGACACGCCGCAACTGTTCCGCATCGAGAGCGGGCCGGTTGACGATTTTCCCGGCCAGATCAGGATTGCGCGGGCGGATTTTGATTTCGTATTCGGCGTCGGCATTGCGACGGGAGCCACGCCGAATATCGTCGATCCGAAGGTTGGGATATCGTTGTCCAAGGATGGCGGCTTCAACTGGGGCAATATGCTGCTGCGCTCGCTCGGTCAGCAGCGGATGCAGAAGCGCACGCGCGTCTCGGTCAAGAACGTGGGGCTGAGCGGGCCGCTGGGTTGCCGCTGGCGGCTGGACGTATCCGATCCGGTCTATACAGCCTTTCTCAAGGGCACGCAGTCTGTCGATCCGCGATTCGTGGGGGCCTGATGGCACAAGCTCTCGTCAATCCGTTGCCGCCTGCAAACTTCGCGTGGGTTGATCGCGACGGCAAGCCCACGCAGGCGTTCTACACGTTCATGCAGAAGCATGCGGCTAGCATATTCGGAACGCTGATCGCGGTAGCCGTGCCAAACAACGCGAATGCAGCGGCGGCTGGTGTGCCCCTAGGCGGATTGTATAGCGGCACGGCTGACCCTGCCATCGTATATGTGAGGACCGCCTGATGGCCGGACCCTTCGACAATCTGTTTGCCGCGTTTTCCACGCAGCCGCAGCAGAACGCCGCCAACATTCAGACTGGCGCGGCACAGCGCGGGTTTGACACGGTCGCGCAGAATTACGGGCTCGGGCAGGGCGCGCTGACAAGCAATTTCGGGCAAGGCGCCGATGCGCTGCGCACGAGCTACGCTGCCGGTCTTTCGCCGTTGCTTGCCAACTATGCCGCGTCATCTGGCGGTGCAAATGCTTACGGCAATGCAACCGGCGCGAATGGTGCGGCTGGATACGCAGACGCATTCAAGAATTTCCAGACATCGCCGGGATTTCAGCAGGCAATCGACATTGGCAGCCAAAACGTCATGCGCAATCAGGCTGCAACGGGGCAGCTTGCATCCGGCAAGACAAATCTCGATCTGCAATCGTTTGCGCAGAACATGCAGAACCAGCAATGGCAGAATTACATCCAAAACCTGCTGCCGTTCCTTGGCCAGCAAACGACGACGGGCGGCCAGATTGCCGGCATGGATGCCGGGCTTGGCGGCCAGTTGAATGCCAATTCGATGGGCCTCGGCACGGGTCTCAATCAAGGATTCCAAGGCGTCGGCAACGCCGGCTACGGCGCATACACCAGCGCCGGCAACGCTAACGCGAACGCCGCGCTTGCACCGCTGACCGCATCCGGCAACATGCTAAACTTCGGCATGAACGCGGCGAAGGTGGCAAGCGGTACCGGTGGCATGGGGATGGGAAGCGATCTGTTTGGTGGTTTCACGCCACCGCAGAATACCACTAACAATTATTCCGGCATGGGATCGTGGCGCTGATGGCCGGACCATCCGATTTCATGTTCGGCAATGCTCCTGGTGCCGCGAGCTATGCGGCACCGCTGCTGAACTTCGGCACAGTTGGCAGCTTGCCGCAGGACTTCCAGCAGGGCCAGCAGTACCAGCGTGAGCGGGCGCTGCAGACGGCGTTCAAGGACGGCCTGCCGCGATTGCCGGACGGCTCGATCGACATCAGGAGCATGTCGGACACGCTGGCTCGGCTCGGCGGCGCACAGACGGCAATGCCGCTCGTGCAGACGCAGATGCAGATGGATGCCGCGCGGCAGATGAGCGATGCAGCCAATGGGCAGCCACCGGGAATGCCGCCCGCAACGCCACAGGCACAACCGGCAGCGGCAGGACCGGCAAACATCACCGGAAAGGCGCCGGGCGATACCGCCGCGCCGACGCTGCGCACGATGGTTTCCGAGCACTACGGCGGCAACGTCGACAGCTCGACGCGCATCGCCAATATGGCGAAGCTTCTCAGGGTCGATCCTGACGCGCCGTTGACGCCGGAAATGCAATCGCGCATCAGCCGCGGGCTGGCGCAGCGCGCTACCGCACCGGGCGAGACGGCAGGCGCTGGAGCATCGCTCGGCGGCAGCCCTGCGCCAGTATCAGATACGGACACCAGCCCACCATTTGCCCCGACTTCATCGCGGGAGGTCGCCAGCGCTTCCAAGCCGAACAACATCGGGCCATCGGAAGGATTGTTGCCAGGCGATAGCCCAGCCGCGCTTGAGGCTGGACGCGCAGAAGTGCGCCGGATGCAGAACGCGGCGACCGCCTACGCCAACCTGAACAAGCCGGGTGCGGAGGGGTTGCAGAAGCGTGCCGGCACCCGAGAGGCTGAACTCAAGGCCATGGAGGAGCGGCTGTCGAAGGCGGCACAGCGCCCGGCTGACATTCGCGAGGCGGGAATCAAGAAGCAGCAGGAACTCGACGCCGTCCATTATGACAGGCTGTATGGCGGCCTCGCAGCGCAAGGAGTGACCGGCGAACAGATGATGCAAGATGCCACCAACGCTCGTGCCCTCTTGCAGCATCCCGATATGTACACCGGGACCGGAGCCGAACTGGTCAATACCGGAAAGAAGGTGCTCGGCGCGCTTGGGATTGCCAACCCGGAAGGTGCTGCTCCGCTTGAAGCTCTGGCAAAGACGAAGGCAGCAGCCATTCAGAACCAGATCAACGATTTGAAGGCGTTTACGACCGAGCTTGGCGGTACGTCGGCGCGCATCTTTGCTCCACAGATCGCTCTCATGCAGCAAGCCGCGCAGAGCACCGATACGTCGCTTGCCGGCAACCTCTATCTAACGACAGTTCAGCAGCGCGCCGGCAAGCTGTTCGCCGAAGTGTCGCAAATGGCGAATCAGTACAAGCAGGATCACGGCACACTTGATGCCAAGTTCGAGCGGCAGATGGCGGACTATGTTCGCGCTCATCCGCTAATGCGTGCCGCCGAGCGCAACAATCCGATCCTGCTGAGCAAGCGGGAATTTGCAACGCCACAGGATGCGCTGGCCCATGGCGCCAAGCCGGGAGAAATCATCCGCACGCCCAACGGCGATTACGTGCAGCTTAAGGCGCCGGCCCGATGAGCGATGTCCAATACACCGGCCCGATGACGCCAAGCCCGACGACGGGCCAGCCGATTCCGCGCATCACGGTCACGCCGCTGGGGACGAAGGCCAAGGAGGTTGATCCGTGGGCGGCTGCCGGATTTGAAAAGGTCGATCTGACACCCAAGCCGGCGGCGAAGGTCGAGGGCGACCCATGGGCCGCAGCCGGGTTCGAGAAGGCCGACCTGACATCGAAAGTTCCCGATCAGTCGCAGCGCCAGTTCGGTACCTTGGAGGCCGGGGGGCTCGGCGCGCTTCACGGCCTGACGTTCGGGGCGGCGCCGGCCATAGCCGGGCTTTCCGAGGCGGGCGGCACAGCGCGCCCCCGCGCTGAAATCCAGGCCGATCCGCAGGGGATGACGCTCGGTGACGTGGCCTCGCCATTCGTCGGGGCGGCCAAAATGATCGGCAACGCCGTCATGGGCGCCGACGATCCTGCCGTCCATGACGCCTACAATCGAGGCCGGGAAGCCGCCTTGAAGGACGAGCAGGCGGCAAATGAGCAACACCCATATGCGTTCTTTGCGGGCCAGATGGCCGGTTCCTTGGCCACGCCTGGCTTTGGGGCGGCCCGGGCCGGAACGGTGGGCGCGCGGGCGCTCAGCGGCGCCGTTGCCGGTGGCGTCGGAGGGGGCCTGTACGGGGCAGGCACGGCCACCAGCGAGGGGGGCGCACCGGCTGATGTTGCCACGCGGGCGGCCACGACTGCCGCAGTCGGGGCGCCGCTGGGGGGCGTCTTGGGTGCCACGTTCGGTCGGCGGGTCGTCGATCCCAATTCGCCGGGTCAGCGGGCCATTCGAACGGCTGCCGATCTAGGCGAAACCATCCCCCGCGGGCTGGCGTCGGACAATCCGGTTGTGAGTGCATCGGGCGCCGCGGTGAAGTCGCTGCCGCTCGCCGGGGCGAAAATGTCGCGTGCCGTCGATCGCCTGCAGACGGCGGCGGGTGGCCGTGTCGAGGACATTGCCGGGCGGATGGCGCCGGCAACCGACCGGGCCGCGGCGGATGCCATGGTGCGGCCCGGCCTGCAGGGCGTCATCGACGCCAACCGGGCCGCACAGGACGCCGGATACAACGCGCTGCGTGCCCAGATTGACCAGAACGCCCGTTTCACCATGCCACGCACCGATGCGGCGCTGAACCGGATCATGGCAGCTCGCCGGGCGGCCGGCTGGACGAATCCCGCGCAGGGGCTTGAGCAATTCCGCAATGTGGCGGGCGGTGCGACCTTCAACGGGGCGCATCGAGCTCGCGTGGACGCGCGGGAGGCCGGCAACGTCCTGGTATCAAATCCCGGCTACAATGCTGGCGATTTCAACAGGATCACGCGTGCCATGACGGCGGATTTGCGAGAAATGGTGCAACAGGCCGCAACGCGCAATCCGCGACGGGCATTGCAGGCTTTCGACGATGCCGAGCGGGAATTCGGCAGGCTCGCCGAGCAGAACAAGATTTTGCACAGCTTGGTGAATGCCAAAGGTGAGGGCGCAATCGGTGCGCTATTACGGGCCGCCAACGAGAAGGGCGGCAATCTGCGGCTGCTGGCTCAGCTTCGCAACTCCATGCCGGCGCATGAATTCGAGGTCATCGGCGGGACGCTGCTGTCCGAGCTGGGCCACAACAACGCCACCGGGGAATTCAGCCTCAACCAATTCGTGACGCGATGGGACAAGCTTTCCGACCGCGCCAAGTCGGTACTGTTCTCGCCGGGCCATCTGCAGAACCTCGAGGACATCGTCAACCTTGGCCAGAAGATCAAGAGTGCGCTACGCACCCAGAACACCTCGCACACGTCGAACACCATCATCCTGTTCGATCTGGCCCGTGATGCGGTGTTGATGGGGGTGGGAATAGGCACCGGCGCTGTGACGGCGGCCGGAATGTTGCCGGGTGCGGTGGCGGCAACGCCTGCCGTGGTGTTCGCCCATTGGCTGGCCAGCCCGGCTAGGGCTGCCTCGATGGCGGCATGGTCAAGGGCCTATGGCGGTATTGCGCTCGGCACGCCAACGCCGGCTCGCATGGCCGCCTTCAATGCCGCGACCCGTAATCTGGCGAACAACCTTGGCGTTCCGGCCGAGCGGATCATGCAGACGATACAGGCTCGGCTTGCGGGCCGCGCCGAGGATCAGCCCATAGACCAGCAGAAATGACCACGGAAAGCCGATGAAACCGCAGATCAGCGCATACCAGACGACGATCCACAGAATCATGCGGATGCTGGTGGTTGGTGGCGCTCTGCTTTGTGGCGCATTGCCCGCGCTCGCGCAAGGCACGCTCCCGGTCGCACTCTCGCAGCAGATGGACCCGAACGGCAAGCCGATGCCGGGTGCGCTGCTCTACACGTACCAGGTCGGCACGGTCGCTACGCCGCAGAACACCTACCAGGACAGCGGATTGACGCTGCTCAATCCGTGGCCGCTGTCAACTGACCAGAATGGTCGGCTGCCGATGTTCTACATGGGCTCTGGCTCGACCCAGGTCCGGCTGACCGACCGCACCGGCGTCGTGCAGTTCTACTATCCGTCCATGCTCGTCATTGGGGCGTCGGGCGGCGGTGGTGGCTCTACTCCGGTCGATCCGACCACGATAGCGGCGACCGGCGATGTGAAATGGCGGCCGACCGGCGAGACGCTGTCGGGCTGGGTCAAGCTCAACGGCCAGACCATCGGCTCGGCATCGAGCGGTGCCACGCAGCGCGCCAACGCCGACACGAGCGCGCTGTTTCTCTACCTGTGGGCCAATTGCACGGACGCGCATTGCCCGGTGGTCGGGGGGCGTGGCGCTACTGCGGCGGCCGACTTCTCTGCAAACAAGGCAATCACACTGCTCGACATGCGCGGCCAGATGATCGCCGGCCTCGACGATATGGGCGCGTCGGCCCGTGGCCTGCTCAACAATTCCCTGAACGTGCTTTGCAGCGGCGACACCGTGACGACGGCCGGTGGTTGCGGCGGTGAGAGCAGCCATACGCTATCGGTGGCGGAAATGCCGTCGCATGGTCATGGCATTCCTAACATCAATATTTCCCAAAATGACATCGGCGGGTCGAGGAATTATCTGATGGAGTCCAATACCACTGGATCGCCAGGAAGTGCATCCAGTTTCTTTGGCAATGGCGGCGCAGTCGCCAATACGGGAGGCGGCGGGGCGCACAACATCATGTCGCCGTTCCGGCTCGGTACGATCTACATGAAGCTGTGACAGATGTTTCACTATCCCGACCTGTTGCCGCCGTTCTCGAACCGAGAGGATTTTCTCCTCTCGGTGTCGGTATTCGATGACGACACCGGACAGGCAATCGACATGACTGGAATTAAGCTCGCCAATCCCGGTGCAAGCTTCACGGCGGCGGCATGGACGGTAACGGACGGCGCAATCAACACCACATCGGCGACATCGATCACCATCCCGTCCTATCCGGTCGGCAACCAGCTGTCGGCCTTGGCACTGACGGTTGGAACCGGGCTTGACATCCTGCCGGGCGACCCAATCACGATTGCCGACACGGCGACCGGGCTGAACACGATGACCGGGACCGTGCTGAGCTACACGCCGTCGAATGGTGCGCTATCGGTGCAGATCGGATGGACGTTCCAGTTCGAGATACGCCACGGCGGCCCGCGCAATGCGTGGGACGATTACTCGCCGCAGTTTTTGGTGGGTATTGCGCCGGTCTCGCAGCCGATCCTGACGGCATCGCTCGGCAACGGCATCATGCTGATCGACGTGGGCTATCTGCAAATTCAAATCCTTGAGGCGACATTCCGCCAGCTGATCCATCGCACGTATCAGGCGGCGCTGGTGGCGTTCAACGGCTACAGCAGGCGGCAATTGTTCGTGGCTAGGCTTCCCGTCCAATATGGAGGCGTTACGAATTAGCCATGGCACAGCTCCCTAGCAATATCAGAGTGAACGCACAGTTTCCATTCCCGTCGCTCGTGCAGGGCAGCGGCCCGGTCACGATCACGAAACAGAACGGCGTCTGGATTGTCGGATGGGGCGTCACGCAGTTCGCCACGACGGTCCCGCCGGCAACCGATTATGCCGTCGATACCGTGCTGGTCTATAACGCAACCACCAAGACATTTTTCAATATGACGCTGAATGCCCTGATTGGCATTGTCAGCGGGGAGACGGCGCCCACCATTGTTACGGCGGCCGGGACCTACAACTCGGTCACGACTGACAGCCGCATCCTGATGAACAAGACGGTCGGCGCCGCGTCATCCGTCGTGCTGGCGGCATCTGCCGGCTATTCCGGGCCGGTGCTGGTCAAGGACTTGAAGGGCGATGCGGATACGCACAATATCACGGTAACATTCAACGGCGCCGAGAAGGCTGACGGCCTATCCAGCGTCGTCATATCGACCAAATACGGGGCGTACTGGTTCAACCCGCTGGCATCCGGCGGATGGTATATCACGGTGGCATGATGAAACTCCGATCCATCGCTCTGGCGCTCGCCCTCGTCCTCGCATGGCCTCTTACTGCGGTAGCGCAATGCTCAGGCCAATTTGCCGCCAATCGTGTGTGCGGCTCGGTAGCCGGTGGGTTGCCAAGCCAAGCCGATCCCGGCGGATTTGCACTGACGCTCACAAATGCACCGCTGACGATCAATCCGACCGCCGCGTCAACGACGCAAGGCATTGCCATCACGCAAAGCGGCCCGGCGAGTGGAGTGGTCACGGGACCATTCTTCTTCAACCTCATCAACGTCACTTCCTACGGCGGCAACACGGCGGGATCGGCCGGCAACGACAGCTTCGGCCTGTTTAATTCAAACGTTAACGCGCTGCGCGTCAATCTCGCAGTTGGTGCTGCCACGGGACAGGCGATGGGCGCCGGCACCTTCGCCGTTCGGCAGCAGGCGTCTGGCCAGAACAATGACATGGTTGGCGTGGCCGGTACGGTCTATGGCACTCTTGCTCAGTCTGGCGGCGCGATGTTTGGCGTGGTTGCCTACACGATGGCCGACACGGGTTACAGTGGGGCCGGACCACGCGCTCTGGAGATAGATAGCGGGGTCAAATCTGGCGTCGCCGCGACGAGTCGAGCGGGCCTCACCATCGTCAACATATCGACAGGAACCGGATCGACGACCGACGCGGCAATCATTCCGGCGTCGAACACGGCGGGCGGCGAGTGGAAGAACATCATTCTGCTGTCGAAGGCGATCTATGGGCAGTTCCCGACCGCTTCGACTTCCGCATTCCTGGCCGCCGATACAGCGGCGACCCCGATAAATCATATCCTTGACCTGACTAACTTCACGATTAGTGGAAACATCATCAACAGCGCGAACGCCACTCTTCGCGGCGACGGCAGTCTGGCGTTGTCTACGACGAACTCTCTCCCGGTAACTATCACGGGGACCAATGCGAGCGGCAATATCTCGAACATGGTGACGACCGCTGGGTTGGCGACAGGTTGGGCATTCGTCGATGGCGCCGTCTCTAAGTGGATTGTTGGAAAACAAACAGACAACACCTTCATCATTCGCGATGCAGTCAACTCGATCACCGCACTCGTCGGTAATCCGGGAATCGTCTCGGCCGGTACCGTAGGCATCAACTATACGACCGATGCAAGCTCGACCTCGACAGGGGCGCTGCAATCGGCAGGCGGCCTCGGTGTGGCCAAGACCATCTGGGCCGGAACTAACGTCACGACGCCGATCGTCGCTGGCGGCTCGGGGGCGTCCTCGACTTTGAAGCTGGAGAGCACGTCGGGCGCCGGTACAACCGACTCGATCATCTTCCAGACTGGCAGTCAGGCATTCGCCGGCAAGATCAACACGACGCAGCAATGGGTGATCGGCCAAAACAATATAACGCCAGCAACAGGTGTGCCGCTCACAGTCTCACGCAACACGGCCGCCGCTGTCGCATCGGCGTCTTTACAGCCGCTCATTCACGCGATTGCCGCCGATGGTGTGCAATCATCAACTCTTATAGATTCGTTTGGCACGAGCACTGCGCCATTTTTTGTCATGCGTACTGCGCGCGGAACCGGCGCGGCATTTACGCCCGTGCAAAGTCAAGACCCGCTTGGTTATTTTGGAATGCTTGGAGCATCACAGAACAATGTTTTTCCTGCTTACAACGGTACGGCAAGTGGGGTCTTTTTTGGTGGCAGAGCAAGCGAAACGTGGACAGCAACGGCTAATGGCACACAAATAGAAATTTATACAACACCAAATACCACAGCCGTAATCGCGAAAGTCGCAACATTTCAGAACAGCGGTGGGCTATCGATCGGCACTACGACCGATCCCGGCATCGGCAGCCTGCAACTGAACGCGCAAATGTTCATGCCGAACATAACGACCACGTCGGCCGCTCAGACCGGAACAGTGTGCTGGACGACCGGCACTGGCAAGTTCACGGTGGACACCACGCTAGGATGCCTCTCGTCGAGCGAGCGGTGGAAGCAGAACATCACACCACTTGGCAGCGCCATGGCGGAAGTTATGGCGCTCAAGCCGGTGACCTACGAATGGCGCAATCCGATCGGCGATGGTCAGAAAGGCCAGCAGATAGGGCTGGTTGCCGAGGATGTCTATGCCATAGATCCACGGCTTGCTGGACTTGGCGAGGACGGCGCCCCCAGGGGATGGCGCCAGGATGCGATGATCGCGACGCTGGTGCGAGCCTTTCAGGAGTTGAAGGCCGATAACGACAATCTACGGCGACAGATAAGGAAGGCTCAATGAAACGAATTATTCTCGCCGTCGCATTGCTGGCCACTCCCGCATTCAGCCAGCAGCAGCCATCCGACCCGGCATTCCTGCAAGCCGCCATCGTGGCATTGCAAAAGCAGCGCAATGACGCGCTGGACGCCCAAGCCGGTACGCAAGCCCAGCTCGCGCTGGCCACCGAGGAAAAGGCCAAGCTGGCGACTCGCGTGAAGGAGCTTGAGGCCAAGTACGAGCCCAAGCCGCCGTCCGACAAGTGACCGGCTGGACTTTCCGCGCCGGCCGGGGCAGCACCCCCGCTAAATGGGGGATGAACATGCGGAAACGGACACCGGAAGAAAAGAAGGCGCGGCGCCTGCGCAAGCGTGCAAGGCGCTTGGCCAGAATGCATACGCGGACGCAGATGGCGTTGGGGCATTCGGGTAATGCTGCGCCGTCGCAAAAGGAAATCGACGCATTTTATGAATCGTGGGACTGGAAGCGGCTGCGGTACGAATTTATCCGCGGCCAGAAACGGCGCTGCCAATGCTGCGGTGCAACCCCGCTCGACGGCATCAGGATCGTGGTCGACCACATTCGGCCGATCCGGCGATTTTGGTCGGCCCGGCTCGACATCCGAAACCTGCAATTGCTCTGTGACCCATGCAATCAGGGCAAAGGCAGCCACGACACGACGGATTGGCGGCCAGCGGATGAATTTGCATGGCTGGCAGCCAAGGACCCGAGCCCGGTCACTTGGGAATAATCCTATCCGGCCCGAATTTGTATTGCCGCCACAATTGTGCAAAATCGGCAAAATGAAGGTGCTTCGCTGGTTTCCGACGCTCCTGTTCGCGCTGGCCGCTGCGGCCATGGCGGAGCGCGGCGGCTACGTGGCGCTATGCCGGCTATCGGTGCTCTCGGATTGCTGTGCGGTGCCGGCGCACTCGATGCTGTACGCGCATTCGATCTCAACCGGGCGACCGTGAGGGTTTTGAACCATGTCCATGCCCACCATCGACCAAGTCCTTGCCGCTGGCCGCAATCTGGTGTCCTACGCCATGGGAATTGCCACTGCATTCGGCATTCTCAAGGTCAATGGCATTGACCTTTCGGTGATCAGCACATCGCTGGATCACATCTTCAACGGCATCAAGGAAATCTCGATCGGGCTTGGGCCGCTGGTCACGATCGCCGCCGGCTGGTGGGCTGCGCACCGTTCGAGCAAGGCCGTACAGGTCGCAAACGTCAATGCCATGCCCGAGGTCAAGGGCGTGGTGACGACGGCCACACCGGAGGGCCGTGCGCTCGCTGACGCCATTCCGAGCCCGACGGTTGCCGCCGCAGGGACACCGGCCGCGGCGAATGTTGCCGCAAAAACATGAGAATCCCGAAGCCAATTCCTGAGTTGCTGGGGCTGATCGGGTTCCTGTTTCTGATCTGGTCCATCGGCTCCCTTCTTCTCTCTTGTTGTGCATGGCCGCATGACCACTGGATCGCGCACGGCTACTATGCAAAGGACGGATCGGGACAAAGTTGCTGCGGGCCGGAGGATTGCGCCATCACCAACGCGCAGCATGTCACGTTGCCAACCGAGGGATTCCGCCTGCCCTCGGGAGAATACATCCCGCGCAACCAGGTCCAGGCATCGCGGGATGAGTATTCATGGGTGTGCCGGCGCAAGGCGGATGATTCCATTCGATGCTTCTTCGCGCCGAGCAGTGGGGACTCCTGATGAGCGCCGTCGGGGTTCTGCGGGTGATGCTGCGCAAGGCTGAGCGGGCGCTCACCCGGGCGGTCAAGGACTACGACAACCTGCCGGCCGAACGCATCGACCGGCGCACCGAGGTCTCACGATGCCGAGCCCGCGTCCGCGAGCTCGAACGACTGCTGCGCAAAAGGAGATGACCATGCGCAAGATCGTTATCGTCACGGCGCTGCTCGCCCTCATGGGGTGTTCGCACCTCGCCGCCAACCTGCAGGCCATCAGCGACGCCATAGCGGCCGGGGAGCGGGATATTGCCAAGCTGTGCGCCGGAATGCCGGTCTACGCCATGACCGCCCAGACGCTCGCCTGTGCCGCCAAAGCCACCGGCAAGACGCAGGCGAAGATCGCCAGTGTGATTGCGGCCGCACAAGCGATCTGCGCCGGGACGGCAGCCCCACCTTCCGTAACGTCAGCGGTAGCGCAGATCGGCGCGGCGGCGGACGCGGCAGCCAACGCAGTAGCGGCGGGGTGCTCGCTATGACCTTCGCACAGCTGGTCAGCCTGGCGCTGACCTACGGCCCCGAGGTCATGCAGCTCGTGGACCGTTACGGCCCCTATGTGGCGGCGTTCGTCAAGGCGATCACGCCGGCCGTCGAGGAGATCGTCAATATACTCGGCATCGACGTGTCCAAGTTGCCACATGCCGACCTGGTGGCGGCGATCTTGGCCGCGCTCAATCACGCGCCAATGACGGCAGAAGAGGCGTTCCAGGTCGAAAAACACGCACAGGAGCGGGCTTCGATCGATCGTGGTAGCCCAGGTTGACCCGTGAACGAAAAGGAGACTGCGCTATGGGTGCCAATATCTGGTTCTGTCTATTTTACGTGCTGGCTGGGGTATTTGGCCTCTGGGGCATGAACCCGTGGCGGCCGATGAACAACACTTGGGGGCCGTTCGGCGGCTGGCTGATCCTGTTCATCCTCGTGGGCATTCTCGGGTTGCATGATTTTGGGAGCCCCATTCGCTGACGCGCGGGAGACGGACGCTCCTACGTCGTTGACTGATCCGCTGCCGCCCTATCCGCCAGCGCCGCCCTCTATCTGCAAAGGATGCTGATCCATGGGAATCGGAACGATTATCCTCATTTTGCTGGTTATCCTCCTGCTCGGTGGTTTTAGTGGTTGGGGCGGCGGCCCGTTCTACGGGACGGGATACGGCGGAGGTGGCGTGCTCGGGGTGGTGCTGGTCGTCGTTCTGATCCTCGTATTGCTCGGACGTATCTGAGCATGAGGGTCGACATTCACCTTCACATCGAGCCGGGCGCCGAGGTCTCGGCTCGGCTCGATGAAATATCGCAAAAACTGAGCCTCATCATCGAAAAGGAAAACCTCATCATGGCTGCGATTGACGACGCATTGACGCAAGCGGAAGCCGCCGCAAAGGCCAACAGCGACGCGGATGATTCGGCGGAAAAACTTCTGGTCACGATCTCCAAGATGATCGCCGATCTGAAAGCATCAGGGACCGATCCGGCAACGGTGGCTCGTATCACGGCGCTGGCATCAGCATTGAATGCCAGGGCGGCGCAGTTGGGTGTGGCGGTCGCGGCGAATACGCCCGCTGCGCCGACACCGTCGCCGTGATCCCCGACTGGCTCATCCGCCGCGCGCTTGCGCTCACGCTTGGGATAGGCGGTGGATATACCGCCCATCTCATCATGAGCGAAAACGCATGGGCGGTCGGGTCGTCGCTCGGTGTCGATGATACCGTGTGGCTGGCGATTGTCGTGGCATTCTCTGGCACGCTGTCTCCCGTCCTCCTGTCGTATCTGACAAACAGGAATCGCCGCGCCGAGCGAAAAGAGGATTATGATCGTCAAGACGCGGTCGCGGCGCAAGCGGCCGAAGCCGCCCGGCTGTTGGCGGAGCAGCAGACCGACATCGCGCGCAAGGTGCGGGAGAATGCCGTGATGGCCAGCCGTGCCACAGAAGAAGTGGCGGCGAAGGCCGATGAAGCGGCGCGACTCCTGTTGGATGAGAATCGCAAGGTTGCCGACAGGGCCGATCAGACAATCGAGAAGCTTGATATCATCCACACGCTCGTCAACTCGAACATGACGGCGGCGATGAAGGCGGAGATGGACGCCACGGTACGGGAACTAGCCTTGATGCGGGAGATTGTTGCCATGAAAAAGACATCTGGCCAGGAGCCAAGCGTCGAGACGCTGGCGGCGATCGAGGCGACCGGCGCGAAGATCGCCGAATTGAGTGCGTCGCTGAGCGACAGAATAGAGGCGACGAAAGCGGCAGCGAAATCGGGAGAGAGTTGATCTCACATTGCGTACATGACGCTGAGGCCGCATCCGTGACGCACCTGCGCTGGTGGTCGCCTGCCGCATGGGGAGGATTGACCGCCGGGGGTCCTGGCATGGTGGCCTCTGTCAATACTCAGTCGAGTTTGCGGATGGCGGCGGCAGTTTGGCATAACCAAATCTTACCCAACGTCGCGCGGCAAGCTCACACAATGGCGCCGTCAGGGCGATGCCGTTTGCGAACCCGCCGTGCGTCGCCCGTCTCTTGCATCCGCACCAGCAGCGCCGACGCGTGCTCACGGGCTGCATGTAGCGTCGATGCTCGATTGCTGATGCCCAGAGCATGACGCGCGTCTCAGTCGGGTTTGCCAAGCGCTTTGTCGATGATGTGCTTGACCGGCGTGCCCCGGCGAATGACCTCCAAACCGCAACCATCCCCGCTCGGGTGATCTAGACATTTCAGCGCCTCGCGAGCATCGGAGAGAGCTGATCGCAGTTCGGCTATCTCCGCGAGATCATCGCCACGTAGACAGCCCCAATGACATCCGCATGAGAGCAGACAGGTAGCACACTTGGTTTCAAGTCCTGTCCACACTTGCGGGCCTCTATTGCTTCAGCGCGTCACGCGCGATTTTGGTCATTTGCCGTACTGTTGAGAAGGCGCGATCCAGCGGCATTACGTCGATCATTTCCGGCGTCAGATTGGCGATCTCTTGGAGCGCCGCCCGCAGGCGCGCAACCTCGTGGCTGGCTCTGTGGGCTACATGCTGCATGGCGGGCTCAGTTGACAATCTCGAAGACCAGTGGAACGCGGCGCTTGATGCCGCGCTGTGAACCGTATCGGCCGTTCGCCGGCACGTAGCGCTTGGCCGATTTGTCGTAGCGGCTCGCCTCGGGATAGAGCCGATGGAACTCGGCGAGATCGGCAGACGCTTGTCCCTCCGACACCTCGAATGCCCGCATGATGTCGCTGCGGCGGATGGCGCCCGCCGTGAGCAGGCGCCAGTCGATGTAGTCGAGGCGGCGGTCGGTGGCCCAGGTCATCCGTCTCTTCCAATGAGGCCCAGGGCCGAAGCCCGGAGAGGTGTCAGGCGGCTGGCGCTGCAATCCAGCCGGGAACATCGCAGCGCCTAACGACGGCCGTCGCCGATTAGATCGTGTATGTGCCCGCAGGAGTTTTGGGCTGGCGCCACGTCCGGTCGCGGAAGTGCCGGCCGATCATGCGATCAATCGCGTCCCAATCGTCGTGGTACAGCAGCGACGCGACGACCCTGGCATCGCCGATCGTTCCGCACGACTGCCAACCGTCCGCCGTCAGCCTAGAGCGCTCCAGGGTATCGCCGGTGGCCTGGATATCATCCTGCCCCGACACGCAATAGCGCGACACCAAAATGGTGGCGACCTCGTCGGGTGTCATCAGTTGCTGTGCCATCTCGTCTCTCCATCCAGGGCACCATGCCCCTATCCACAATGGATAGAGTATAGACATGGATTGATAAAGTCAATCCATGCATTCGGGACTATGATCACGAAATGTTACAAGCTTGGGACTATGCGATGCGCGGACATGCGGCCCAAGACAAGATCGCACCAACGCGTGAGCCTTCTCACGATTGTCGTCGTTCGGCGGCATGGCGGGCCTCAGTCGAGTTAATCGTCTAGCTGCTTGGCAAGGCGCCGCGCCTCGTCGAGGCACTTGAACAGCGCCACCTTGGTCGAACTTTCTCCGCTGTCGATCGCCTCGTCGGCATGCTCGATCGCGGCCACCTGAGCGGCGATCAGCGATCGGATCAGTTTTTGGTGTGTCTCGTTCATGGCGGGCCTCTACTGAGCGGCGAGCGCGTGGACCGGATGGTCCGGCGCAGCCTGTTTCATATGCGGGCTTCGCTCGACCTTGGCGAGGTACGCCCGCAGACACCTTTGCATCGTGCGGGACATCGGCAGTGTCCAGCGCAGCGCGTGTTCGAGCGCCCATTCCCAGGCGCCGACTTCCTTGTCGAGCCGCGTTCCGTTTTGGCGCTTGCCGAGAATGTGGCCGATCTCGTGCAGGGCGATCGCGTAGGTGATCTCGCTCTTGACCGGGCGGATTTTGATCCGGCGCGACCGGCGGTAAGCACGACCGCCGCGCGAGTGGTTGGCGACCTCTATGCTCTTGATCTTGCAGATGCGGGCGATGTGGGCGGCTAGTTCCATGGCGCGTGTCCCTGCTGACCACAGCAATATGCGCCCTTGCGTTTAGATTGTCAAGGGTCTATATTGGCCCAATGGAGACGACGGCTGCAAAAGTTGCTGCGTTGCGGGAGGAAAACCCGAATATATCGGGAGCTTCCATGGCAGCTATGTTCGGGGTGTCACGTCAGCGCGTTGCCCAGATTCTTGCTGCTCTCGGGCTGCCCACTCGGGTAGTCAGGCTGAAACGGGTTTCCAAGCCGACCGAGAGGCCGGAATATCTCTGCTGGTGGAATATGATCGACCGCTGCACCAACCCAGAACACAAGGGATTTAGCTATTACGGCGGGCGTGGAATATCCATCTGTGAACGCTGGCGCAGTTTTCAGGCATTCTTTTCCGACATGGGGCCGCGTCCGTCGCCGCAACATTCGATTGATCGGATCGACAACGACGGCAACTATGAGCCGGGAAATTGCCGGTGGGCGACGAAAGGTGAGGGGCGGGAAGTCAAGATGACGGCGGTCGTCATGGGCAAGATGGAATTGCTGCTGAAGGGCGGCGCGACTGCCGAGGATGTCGCCAAGAAATTCGGCGTTGGCAAGTCGTCGATCTACACTTACTTTTCATTCGCGCGGGGCAAGGTCCGGCGCAAGCGTAAACCCGTCATCTGAGGAGAGAAAGCTATGACTGAGACCCAACGCCGAGACATCGAAACCGCTTGCGCGTTGCTTACGAACCACCCCGACGATCTGCCGAGCGTAGGACGGGCACGGGAACTTCTAGAGCAGGTGCTAGCTGTGAAGGACGGAGAATCGTGACCGACCTTGTGGCCGACATCTTCTCTGGCTTGCTTGATCCCAACTTTTCGTTTGACGAGACGGGATGTCCAGCGTGCGCCGCGAAGGTACAGAAGTGGTGGTCATACTGCGCAATGTGTGGGTGGCATATTGCTGGCGGTCAGGCATGCATGGAGGGGCCTAAAGCCGTATGCGAGGTTGCGGCCAAGGTTCTCCGTCGCGAAGGCCGCCCCTTGTCTCGCGGAAAGCTCACTGCCGCCCTTGAGGCGGAAGGTGTCAAAATCATCGGGACCGACAAAGAGAGCAGATCGCGATATGTCGGCACCATTCTTTGGCGCCATCCAAAGCGTTTCGTTCATGTCGAGAAGCTGGGATACTGGCTCGCCGACCAACCAACCGACGCAAAATAGGAGGCCGACGTGCCGCTCGTATTCCAGGACTGGATGCTCCAGCTTTCGATGCAACAGCAATCGGTTCTCGTGCTCGCGTGTCGCGGCCCCGATGGCGTCGGCAAGTTCCATCCGACCAAGCAGGTCGTGGCACGCTATCGGGCGACGGTGCTCAAAGCCGCCTATTCGCCCCATGCGGATCGACGAGGGCGACGATACAACCTTCATGACGCTGATCCAGTTTAGCGATGACGCCTTTTGGGCAACGCTCGTCAAGGCGTTTTTTGACCACGTAGACGAGCTACCGCATCACTACTACATGCACCTGATGCACGGCACGCAGATTGCGGGCTACAAGCATTCTCTACCGCTCATGCGACAGCGATGGACTGCGTTTTATCATCGATGTTGCCACGATCTGCATCTATACCCCGAGGATGAACAGCAGATGGACGAGCGGCTTGGTGACTGGCAACACAAATATTGGGATGAAGCGGTCGCGTGACCGCCTCGACAGAGGAGCCGGTTTCGGGGTGAGTTACAAACGGACTTTCTGGCGCGCGACGGCCATACGGGTCGCCACCCCGGCCACCATTTCGGAGTGACCAATGCATCCATTAGCCCAACAGAGGAGATTTGCCCATGAAGCTGGCCTCAATACTACAGCAGATTGGTGATGAACGTTCGCCGAGCGCGCCGCCCGTCATCATGTATATGCCGCCATCAGGTGCGGCGATCGAGTGCCCGTCGCTTGAAGCGGCGAAGAATGCAGCGCCGCGGCTCGCCGCAAAATATCCAGGGGCCACAGTCGCCGTTTACGAACTGGTCGGCTGGGCACGCGCGCCGGTAAGAGAGCCAGAGTTTACGTCCGGTAGCTCTCAGCTGGCCATTGAAGATCGCACAGACGAAGTCGCCGAACTGTTAGATTAGCATTTTTGAGGAGCGCGGACTTTTGGCTGCGGACATCAAGGTCGAAGTGCGGTACGATGCCGTCCAGGTATTGATCGACGGCGTGTTGCACCTGCATGTGATCCGCTCCAAACTGCTCGGCGTGCAGTCGTGGGTACGCGAGGCCGAAGGCGCCTACGTCATTGAGTTTGCGATGCAGGGCGGCTCGATGGAAAGCGACTATGATACCAAAGAGAAATGGCTGGCGGTTCTTGCCGGGCTGAGCAAGGCGCTGGTGTAACTCGACTGAGGAGCGGGCCGTGACGACGCCGAAAGAGATCATCGCCAATCGCGCCGCCGAGCATATGCCAAAACCGGCGCACAACATGTTTGCTGCGGAGGTCATCCGCGCCCTCATGGATGGCGGATACGTCATCGTCCCAAAATATCCGACCGACGCAATGGTCGGTGCGGTGTTTTGTCATCATCTTGGCGAGCGTCGTTTTCTGGATACACCGCCGACGAAAGACAATGAGGTAGTAAACACTGACACGTCGATTTCCATCTATTGCAAGATGGTCGACGCATTTTAGAGGAGGCCGGCGTCACCCCGCCGCCTTCAGCTCCGCAATTGCCTTCTCAATCCTCTTCTTGATCGCCTGCCATTCTGGCGGATCGCCCCATGTGATCAGCTCGCGCATGCGTTTCTCGGAGGCCCATTGCTCGCCGATCTGATTGGCATGCTCGGGCCGCGATGCGCGGTCGATGCGCGCGTTCCAGTCGGCGGCGTAGAGCTCGGCGGTGGGGATAGGATCGGCGGCGCCTGCGGGGGCCGGGGGATTGGCGTTGTTCGCAGGCGCCTTTGCCGCCTCCTGGGTTGCCCCCGCGGCGGGTTCTGTGACGGCCGGCTCGCGCTGCCAGGCGCGGTATTCGGCGACCAGTGCGCGCCAGAGTTTGCCAGATGGATGGCCGTTCTTGATGTCGGCTCGGCTATCGACGATGCAGTGAGCGCGGACGGCCGCGGCTGCGCTGTCAGCGCCGTTGACGGCGAATTGCGAGTGCGTGTCGTTCAGGAACCGCCAGAACGCGGGCTCATTGCATAGGATGCCGGCCTGCTGCGCCGGGCTCATGTCCTCCCACTTGCTGCTCGTCTCGGGACGCATTTCCTTGTCCCACGCCTCGGGCGTCGGTGTTAGCTCTCCGGTCTGCTCGTCCCACGTCTCGGTCGTTTGGCTCGCTTCCTTCAGGTCGGCCATTTTCTCGTTGTACCGGAGCCGCAAATGCGCCTGCCAGTCCGGCGGCAGCACCTTGGCGCGCTCGATGGCACCCTTGCCCCACGTTTGCAACTCGACCACACTGCGTGCCGCGTAAATCTCGGCCTGCATCGTCTTGTAGAGCGGCGTCGAATCCTTCTTGGGCAGATGCGTGACCGCCCCGTCGCCAGCGTCGTTGTCGATCGCGTCCGACGTGCGAATCTTGAACTGCTTGATGCAGAAATACTTTTCCGCCTGTGTGTGGCACTTGGCGGCGGCCTTGTCGTCCGTGATTCCCTTCTGGTCGCGCAACCGGGAAATCGCCGTCCATGTGATCGGAGGCCATTGCTCGCCGTGCTCGTTGACAATGGTGAACTCATACACGATGGCTAGCGTCGAGCCCTTGTCGTTTTCCTCGAGCAAGCTGCGCGATGTTTCCGACTGGATGATCAGGATGCCGTGCTCGGCAAGCAGCGGAGAGAGTTTGTCGTTGATGTCCTCCCACCGCGCGTAGTTGTACCGCTGGAAGTCGTTGCGGCCTTCCTTGCCAATCAGGCCGATCTCGCGCGTGATGGCGAGCAGTGCCTTGGCCAGTCGCGGCGGGAAATGCTTTGGCTCGGGCTTGGCGGCCGGCGTCTTTGGCTGCGGCGCAGACGGCACGGCCGGCAGGTTGTTCGGCGCCGGCTCGGACATATCCACAACTTTTTCTGCGGTCGTTTGCACGTTCATGACGTTTCCTATCGGTTCAAATATGACTCGCGTTGAGCATCGTTCCACGGTTTCATCACGTCTTTGCGCGTGTCGCCGGGGCGGGCCTCAAGCGTATGTTGGTTGAATTCTCCCAGGATCACTTCGCCGGTCTGCGAAGCCATCATAACCATGCGATTGGCAAAGACATTGATGCACTCTGTAGGCTCTGCGATCATGATAATCACGGCGTCACCTTCAAAGCCGGATTGATCTGTCTCGCGATAGTCCGCACGGCGTCGACCGCGATTGCTGTCTGCGCGTCGCCTCGGTCAATCAGCCGCCCGATTTTCTGCGCGCCATGGAGCACGCTCGTATGATCCATGCCACCGAAGCGCCGTCCGATCTCAGGAAAGCTGGCGCCGGTCATTTCCCGGCACAGATACCAACAGATGTGCCGAGCATAAACCAATTTGTTCATCCGCCGCCGCGCCATGATCTGCACCCGGTTCATGCCGAAGTGCCGGCATGTGGCCTCGATCACGCTGTCCACGGCTTTGATCGGCGTCATGATGTCGGGCCATTTTGCGCGGATGGCGGCTATCTGCTCGGCGATTGATGGCGGTGGGGGAGGTTCGACCGGACGGAGCTTGCGCTTGTCATATGTGATGATGATGCCACTCACGCCGCTACAAACCGCCATCATTATATATCCTCACTGTTATATGCCGTTTCGGTATCGATAGAAGCGCCAGCATGACCAGCGCAGATCAACGCCGAGCTCGGACCAATTGGCGGTTGGCCCGTCCCAACTATGCGAGACTTCAAGATGGCCGATTGCAACTGGCACATTCGAGCAAATGTAAGGGTCAGTTCCTTCTCGTTTTAGCAAGATACAGATTGAGCACTTGATACGGAGCAAAAACCCCATCCATCCACTGACTGCCGATCCTTGTGGATACTGGCCGATGTCTTTTCCCCACAGCCACGTTAGATCATCCCACATGGCGCACTCTCTTGCTCAGCATGGCGGACAACACCTGAACCGTCTGCGCCGTATGTGCCAGATGCGCGGTTGCTCGCGTGACGCCTGCCGCGTCCTGCTTGCCGAGCGCGATTTCCAGATCGGTCGCGTGGATGATGGCCTCGTGCAGCGCGGTGGCGATTTGCGTGCCGAGCCGGGCAGCGCCAACCATGACGGTGGGCTGCGGCACGTAGTCGGTGAACTGGCGGGTGGCGGTCATTCGGCTGCCTCTGCGGTAAATGTAGGATGTTTGCTCGCCATATGGCGTTTCAAGTTTTCAAATGTGCGATTGCAGCATGGACAAACGCCATGACCAACACGGTTCTTGATCTTGGTCACTTGCCCGCGCGTCGCAGACAGGCGTCGCTCGGTCGCCTCTCGCAATTCGCGCTGTCGTCTGATCTCGTCGTCGCGTTCGGCGAGCCGCTGTGTCAGCCGGTCGCGTTCACGGCGCAGCCTTTCCGCCTCAGTCTCCCCAATAAAATGCTGGCGGTGTCCGTTCGGACAATTCCAGCAGCGTTTTTCGTTTGCGGCTTCGGCGCACCATTTTTCCGGAAAAAAATAAATTACTGCACACGTCGAACATATAAGGCGCCGATACTCGTTCGTCTCGGTGATCATCATCGCTCGCTACTCACCAATAATGCGAGCCGCTCTCGTCGCGGCCCTCCAGATTATGCTGCTCAACCGCCGGCTCGTGCCGCTCGTTGTAATCCACCCGCACCGCATTTGCGCGCCACCATTCGTTGCGCTCCTGCAGGCAGGCATCGCACAGCCATTGCGCGGAGGGGGCGGTCAGGTCGATCATCACGGACTGATCGCCGCATCTGCTACAAGTGCGGCCTGTACGGATCAGGTCAGTCATCGGCGTAGCTCGCGAACTGGACGCCCGTTTCGTCGCCGGCATTGACGCGCTGGCAAGCCGCCTCTGCCTCGGCGCGATCAGTCCACCGCGGCGACGTGCTCTCGATAACCGTAGCGGTGTTGCCGTTCGGATACTGAACAAGCTTCCATCCGGTGGTGCTGCAGGCTTGCACTGTGAAGTTTGCTCGGTGGGTCATGGCGCATCCACGTTGTTCGATGACCCATGTGTACCGCGCGGTATTTTCGTTGTCAACAGCTAATCGCGGCTATTGCAAAAATAGTTTCCCTCTGGTATGCCCGCCGTCATGACCTTACGAGAATTTATGGATCATGCCAACCTGAACGCCACCGAGGTAGCGCGGGGCGTTGGCGTGGCTGCGCCGATCATCACGCGGTTTCTTGCCGGCCGGCGGTCGCTTTCGCTGGATACGGCCATCAAGATCGAGAAATGGTCGAAGGGTGCCGTCACGGCGCGTGACCTGCATCGGGAATCGGAGGCATGACCCGTTCCCGCCTAGTCCGCCCGCACCGCGCCGCCGGGAGCATCCCGAGGCCAAGCTCCAGATTGCTCTATTTGAGCATATCAGGCTGCGCGGCGTGCCCGGCTTGCTTGCCTTCCATGTCCCGAATCAAGGGAAGCGCGACGCGGCCCAGAATGCCATCCTGAAGGCCATGGGCGTGCGCGCGGGCGTCAGTGACGTGATCCTGGTGCATCGGGGGCGGATTTACGCTTTGGAGCTCAAGGCCGCTGGTGGGCGACTCTCCGAGGCACAACGTAAATTCAAAGGGGATTTTCTCGAGGCTGGTGGCATTACGGGGACGGCCGAGGGGTTGTCCGACGCGCTGGCCACGCTGGAGGATTGGGGCCTGCTGCTGCGCGGCACGACGTTGCGCGATGCCGGATTGACACATGCGCCGCGCTCAGCCTAACGTAGATGCGCCGGCCCGAGCATGTGCTCCAAGGCCGGCGCAGAATGTCCGATCAGCTTGGCGGCGGCGGACACCCGAGAGCCTTGATATGCCCCGTGGGGCGGCTTTCGTCAACCTCCAGCCAAGCAACCGGACATCGTATCGCTGGCCCGCAAGGGCGCTGGCAGCAGAAGCGATGGCCGCAGGGTGTGAGGGCTTGCCCTTCTGGGATGTGGCGCTGCCGAAAATGCCTGGATGCCGGTTATCCGGCAGCGGCTCTACAATGGCTCGTCTCAAGGGTCAGGAGTCCGCTCACGTCTCCCGCCTTTCTGTGGATAAATCATCCATGGGGGGTAGGGGGGGTGTTTGAGCGGATACATGGCTGAACTCAGGGTCAGCGAGGAGTTAAGAAGCTGATCTTTCTTACACTTCTGGACTTGGTTTTCTATGCGATCGACGAGGTGACGGCGCGGCTCTCACGCAAGGGAGAGTTTGGCGAATGGCTCGGATGGGCAAAGGCATGGAAGGACGGGCGCCGTTCTCCGCAGGGATGCGTGGACATTGCCCACTTCTGTTTCGGACATAAAGGGTGGGGGGTCGATGGCAGCGGGACCGATCCGGTCTGGCACACCCTCGGTCAACTTGCGTGGGGCGCCAAGGAAGCGTGCTACAGCACCGAGACAGGCGGGTGGCTTGTGGTTCGATATATAGCCGACGCGATGGTCGCGTTTGGTATCAAATATCCTGACCGAATGACTGCGATGCTTGAGCCGCCGACAATCTCTCACGAATTGGAAGCAGCGCCAATCGCCACTCTTTCGTTACCGCAGCTTATCGACTGAGGAGGCCGACCGTGGACGACGACAAAGGCATCGTCAAGAGTGTGTCGCGAGTAGAAGAAGATGGGCGGATCGTGTGCCGCGTCGTCGTGGATTTCTTTGACGGTGCGTGTCCCGATATCACATTCGGAACCGTCTGGCAGCAAACTCCGGTTCGCATTGTTCCGGTTTCTGCCGACGCAACATAGGAGTTTTGCTCGTGGCGCTTGTCGGAACCAAACTTCGAAGTTGGCGGCGCCGACTTGAGACTGCGCACCGAAAGGTGCTGGAGGTCTCGGAGGAAATAGACGGCGCAGGTGACCCAGAGCTTGCCGACCGGATCGCGCTCGCGCATTGCGACCTGCACGAATGTCTGAGTATCTTGGAAGCAACGATCGAGATTGCCCGCGACCCGCGCGGCGCTCGATCCGCGCACGACTGAGGAGCGCGACATGGCGTTGGACGATGTCAAAAGCTGGATGAGGTTCTATGGCTGGACCAATGGCGGCGGCCATGGCGCGGTTAAGCTGAATGCACGGAGCCAGACAATTGGTTGCCACGGCGATGCCGTGTGGATCAAGGATGTCGATGAGGCAATCGACGCAGTCGACCGCGTGCGAGCCAAAGAGGCCAAGGCAGAGTTAGAGCGCCGAGGCGCATTTTAGAGGAGAAATGGACGTGGACTGGCAGCCGATTGAGACCGCACCGAAGGATGGATCACTCGTCCTGCTGCTCTCTGCTCCGCAGATCGTGACCATACCCTCATACGTTGAGGGCGGACCCGACGAGGTGTTCAACCATGCGCCCCGAGCCAACCTCGGCAAATGGAATGCCGAAGGTGATTCGTGGGTTGACGAAAATGGCCTGCTTGGCGGTGATTGCTACACGCTTGCGGTGACCGGCATCTGGGAAAGTGGTGGCGGGTGGTTTCAACCGAATGAAGTCACTCACTGGTGTCCCATTCCGAAACTGCCGTCATTTTAGAGGAGTTTCGGAGGTGACCGCCATACTATCAGATTGGACACGCACCTGCCGCAAGGCGGTGACGTGCGACCAGTGTCTGCGGTTAATCCAGGTCGGGCAGCGCTACCGCCGGCAAGTCTATAGCGATGGCGAGCTTGTCACCTACCGCGCACACGAGGATTGCGACAACGCCGCGTCTGAGTACATGGCAATGTCGGGTTTCGATCCGCGCTACGATGATCCGATCATTCTACGAGAAATCGTCTGTCTTGAGGATGATGGGCCGTGGCTGCTCGAAAAATATCCCGCCGTCGCCGAACGGCTTGGCGTGTCATCATAGGAGCAATCCCGTTCACCACCGCCGCGCCTGCGTAGGACTGCGGAACGTCGCCGCGATATGCCGGCTGAGCGGCAGCGGAATCTTGGCGATCATGGCGCTGGCCATCTTGTGGGCGGGGATGTTGCCGCTTGTCGTCCGGGGTGATTTCCAACCGAATGCCGCCGGATGGTTGCGCTCGTATCCGTCCTGATCTTTCAGTTTCCTTCCGTCCGGGTTCTGCCCCTTCCCGCTCGTGGTGTTGTGGGCAATCGCAAACTTAACGGCGCGCGAGGGCAAAAATGGCTGATATGTCGCCGCAAGGCATGTTGACGGAATATCGTCGGCAATCTGATGACCAGATGCGAGAGCAGGCCCGCCTGTTTCGGCAGATGAATGCCGGCGATCAGCGCGAGCTTGTCATGTGGATGGTGATGCACTTGACGGCTGGTTTGCAGGCCGTCCACAGCCTCGTTGAAGGCCAAGACACGCGCACGCGATCATTCGACGACATCAAGAGCACGACGCAATGACCGACGCCACCGAGCTGGAGCGCCAGTATTTCGAGCGCGGCAAGTCGCTGCTCGGTCGCAATGCCGGCGGCCTGCTGGCGAACCTGCTGCGGGCCAAGTCGGGCAATATCGCGCTGGCCCGCGCCGAGCTCGAACGGGCCTCGACCAAGCAGGACCCGCGCGAATGGCTGGCCAAGGTCGCGGCGCCGCGGGGAAGTGGGCTGGCCGGCAATGGCTATGTGGATGAATTCGTGCTGCGGGCCGCGGCGCAGCTGCGCGAGCGCGAGCTGGCCCGCGAGCCGACGCCGGCCGATCGCGAAGCCGTGGCGGCCATTCATGAGCGGTATCGGGGGCATAAATCTGTGGATAACTCAGAGCCGTGCCGGCGCGATGGCCGCAAGGCCCGGACCAGCGAGCACGGCCGCCGCGTGCTGGCCGATCTGGAGCGGCGGCGCGCCCAGGCCGAGCACCCGGACGACGTGCTGGCGCGCACCACGAAACTCGCGGCAGAGGCGGATGAACTGGATAGGCAGCCATGAGCGATCCGTTTGCCGGCCTGCCGCGCGGGCATTTCGGGGTGATCCTGGCCGATCCGCCGTGGTCGTTCGAGGTTTGGTCGAAAGACACTGGTAATGGGCGCTCGGCGAGCGCCCATTACCAGACCCTGTCATTCGGCTCCTTGTGCGAGCTGCCCGTGAAAGCAGTGGCGGCTGACAATTGCGTCCTGTTTATGTGGGCTTGCTGGCCCACGATCAAAGATGCCTTCAATCTGATTGATGCTTGGAGATTCACGTACAAGACGTGTGCCTTTGATTGGACGAAGGCGCACGCGAATCAAATCGAAATGTTCCGCGACGACGCGGACGGCCAAGTCGGCATGGGATATTGGACCCGCGCAAACACTGAGCCGTGCCTGTTGGCAACGCGCGGTACACCAAAGAGAATCAACGCCGATGTTCGGCAAGCAATCATCGAGCCGCGCCGCCAGCACAGCCGCAAGCCCGATTGCGTGCATGAGCGCATCGAGCGCCTGGTCGCTGGCCCATACCTCGAATTATTTGCTCGGCAATCGCGCCCCGGCTGGACGACATGGGGCAACGAGGCGACGAAGTTCGACAAGCCGCTACAGCCCGGCTGGGAAAACGACGACATGGCCGAATCAATCAAGGCAGGCTTCGACGCCGTCCGCGACCGCGTAGCACAGGGAGGACCCACATGGACGCCAAAATGACCACCAACGGAACCGACCAGCAGCCCGCCGCCGTCGAGGCGTTCGTGCCACCACCCGTGCCGGGATTTGTCACCGATGCCGTCGACAAGGCCGCCGCCTCGATTGCCAATATGTGCGACGAGCTGGAGCACGGCCTCGACGCGATCCAGCGCCTCGTGGACGAGACGCGGATGAAAATCTCCAACATCCGCGCCGAGGATCATGCCGACAACGCGCGCAAGGCCAAATATGCCTCGGAGGCCGTTGAGGTCATGGCAAGGCTGGACAAGCTCACGAACGGGATTGCGACCATCGTCAGCCAAGCACCGCGGCCGGGAAATGGTGCGGCGCAATGACCGGGCCGGCCTTCGTCACCCAAATTCACCCGCGCGGGCCGCCGTCCTGCTGGACCACAGGCGCGTCAGGACGGCAATCCTGGTGTTCGGCCGGCATGTGCGGCTGGTCGTGCGCATCCTGATTGCCATGACTGGGCAAATCAGCCATGCTCGCCGCGCCTCAGTCCTCCCAGACTTCGGGCAATCTGCATCCCCCGGCCCGGTGTCTATGGCGGACGCGCGGCCGGGGGAAACCAGGCCACGCCATGACCCCGATCGAGCTGAGCCTCGCAATCGCCTTCGGCCTGTTCGGGGCGTTCTGGCTCATCACCATATCGCTCAGCCTGTACGAGCAGATCGTCGATTGGCGCGGCACCTATCGCCGCGAGACGGAGCACCTGCACTGATGGCAGTCGGGCACCAACACGCCGAAGGCCAGAAAAAGACGCTTGCCGAGCTGTATCAAATGCTCGGCGAAGGCGACACGGCGCGTCTGTATGCTCGCCCGGTCACGCTCGATACCAGCCACGACATAGCGTATGCAGGTGGAAATTCTGTGGACGGTAAAACCGTCTACATCGACCGCCGCCTGTATGCCGACATCCAGTCCGGCAAGATCGCCGTGCGCGGCATGACCGCCAAGCAGATTGTGCGGTGCATCGTCGAGCATGAGCACACCGAATGGGCGATCATGGCCGGCGACAACCCGGTCGATACCTACCTGCCGAGCCACCTGTTCGCCGAATGCAAGGAGGACGAGGAGGCAGGTTCATCGCGTGAACGATACGAGGCCGCACTGAAAGGTCCGGTGGCCGCCTGCGCCCGCCGCGACCCGGAAAACCCGCCGCGGGATTTGTGGTGCGGGCCGTACCGGGATAGCGAGGATGCCCGCGACAAGGAACTGCTGCGGCTCATGCGCGCCAAGGGCGTGGTCGATGCGTTCAAGCGCTCTAAGTTCGACGTGCATTACGGCATCAGGGCCAACAAGTGCGGCCAATGCGAGCACTACGGCGAGCCCGGCAAGGTGCTGTCGCCATGCAGCGAAGTCGGGGGCCTCGTGCGCGCCGATCGCGTCTGTGACTTGTGGGAGGCCAAATGACTGAGCTTGATCGACGAATTGCGGCAATCGAGAATGGCTCGCGGCCAGATTGGGCAAGTACGTCCGATATTTGGTTTGCATGGCATCCGGTGCGGCTAGGAGCGTTGGGGACTGGCCCAATAGCCTTCGGCCGGGAGGTTTGGCGCAATCGGTGCTGTAGCGTCACGATCTACCAGGAATTGGATATTGTGCCGCCAGAGGAAATTGTGCGGCTGAGGGCGCTCTGATGCCGTGGACCGGCAAGAGCTTTGCTGCAAAGCACAATCACAGCCTCAGGGGCAAGGCTGCCAGCAAGGCTGCGTCAATCGCCAGCGCCATCGTGCGCGGCGGTGGCGATGAAGGCATCGCAATCGCCACCGCGAACAAGCGCGTTGCCAAACTGCGCAAGCGCGGCGCAATATCAGACAGGGCGGCAGCCCGCATGAAAGGACGCTGACCAATGGAATCGCTCGACAAACTGCGCCGATCCGGCTCGATCTCCCACGCCGCATTCAACCGCCTGCAGGCCGCCACCAAATCGCAGCGCACCAAACTTGCCGAATTCGACGGCAAATCCCGCGACGAAGGCCAGCACGGCAAGGGCGAGGTCCCAGCGACCGAGATCAACCACAAGACCAATCAGCGCAAGGCCATCAAGGGCCGCAAGCCCGCCAACTTCGGCGAGCGCGACGGCAAATCGCCCAGCCGCAGCCACATCAACACGTTCGGCCAGGCCGGCGGCAAGTTCCCGGCCGGTGGCAAGATGGGCACCGCCAGCAAGCGCGTCGGCGTCAAGGGCGGCGTGATCCAGTCGGGACCGCAGTACGGTGGCGGCGGGCGTGGTGTGCAATGATGGAATTCCGCATCATGAAGCTACGTGATGGCGGATACATTGTATGCCACCAGAGCGATTACATGATGCGCGATGCAGGAGGTTTTTCACCGCCAGTGTTCGCATCTGCGAAGATCGCCGAAGCCCTTGAATACATTCGGGAACGCTTCGACCATCCTGAACAGTCGAAAACCTAACGCGGCTTCTTGGCCGCCGCCGAAGGCGGAATGGACCGGCAAATGACCATCATCCTTTATGGCGCTCTGGCGGTATCCGTGGCGGCGTGCCTCTATGTGATTTTCTTCGTCGCCGAGCCGCTTCGCCGCGACCGCGACAAATGGCGGGAATTGGCTCATGGCGGCGGTGATTTGCTCTCGCGCCAGCAGGAGATGGAAAAAGAGGCGCATCTGGCCCGCAAGGCTTACGATGCGCGTATCCATCGCAAGATCAACGCAAGCGATCTGGAATCCGCGCGAGGCCGACCGCCGCAAAGGTCGTGAGACCTGTCACATTTTCGCTGATTTGGCAATGAGGTTATGGAAACCATTACCTGACGTTTCACGGGAAACATGTCTGTTCTCAGCAATCCGAAATGGGAGCTTTTTGCTCAATTCTGCGCCAAGGGCGTTGAAGAGGTCGACGCTTATGAAAAGGCAGGTTTTGTTCGACATTATGCGAACGCTCGGCGGCTGAGCTTAAATGAGGCCGTTCGGAGTAGAATTGAGGAGATTTTGAGTGCTGCGGCTCAGAGGACAGAAATCACTGTGGCCAAGGTATTGAATGAGTTGGCAAAAATTGCGTTTGGTGATCTCCGAAAGGCGGTTCGCTGGCGCGGAAACCTCGTTGAGATTAGGGAAGCTGATCCAAACGCGCCGGACGAAGTCGCCATCATCAAGCTGATCGTCAACAATCAGGTGGAGCTGGTCGATTGCGACAAGCTGGACGATGATACGGCATCGACGATTGCTGAGGTCAAGCAGAACGTTACGGGCGGCGTGTCGATCAAGCGCTATGACAAGGTGCGCGCCTTGCAGCTCATCGGCGAATATCTCTCAATGTGGAAAGGCGATGCTGATCGGCCGGCTGATGGGGTAAAGCCAAGCGAGATCGATCGGCCGCCGCCAGAGAGTTACGAGGACTATCTTGCAAGACGCCGTGCAGAAATGGGCCTGGAGTCCCCAGCTCGGCCCCCAGGTCGAAGCCATTAGGGCCACATGGGCAGGAGAATTGTTCTATGGCGGGGCTGCGGGCGGCGGTAAGAGCGATTTCCTGCTCGGCGACTTCCTGCAGGACGTTCCGGTCTATGGCGCGGCCTGGCGCGGCATCATCTTCCGGCGCACTTACGGCGAGCTCCAGGACCTGTTCGAGCGTGCCCAGGAGATTTATCCACAGACCGGCGCAACGTGGAACGAGCAGAAGCACACCTGGAAATGGCCGAACGGCGCAACACTGCGGTTCCGCTATCTTGAGCAGGACAAGCACAAGACGCGGTACCAGGGGCATTCATACACATGGATAGGGTGGGACGAATTGACGCAGTGGCCGACCGATGCGGCCTATCGATACTTGCGCGCTCGGTTGCGCTCCCCGCACCATGTACCGACGAAACGCATCCGTGCCACGGCCAACCCTGGCGGCGTTGGTCACCATTGGGTGAAAGCGTACTTTGTGACGCCTGCCCCAGGCGGCTGGGTGCCGCTGGAGGACACCGTTACCAAGATGCGCCGGATGTTCATCCCGGCCAAGCTGACCGACAATGCGATTCTGCTGAGGGGTGATCCGAACTACGCCGATCGGCTCCGCGGGCTCGGCTCCGATGCGCTGGTCAAGGCATGGCTGGATGGAGACTGGAATGTCGTCGAGGGAGCGTTCTTTGACTGCTGGTCGCAGCGCAACATTATCGCGCCGTTCACTGTTCCGCGCGATTGGCTGCGCTTTCGCAGCGCTGACTGGGGCAGCGCTTCCCCGTTCAGCATCGGCTGGTGGGCCGTTGTCCAAGACGATTTCAGCCCAGCAGGCATGGAACATGCGCCAGTCGGAGTTGATACACGGGGAGTGGATGACGATCGAAGAATGCGCGACGGAATTTCCCTTCTCCCTCGTGGAGCCATTGTCCGTTATCGAGAATGGTACGGCTCAACCGATCCCGCCACCGGAGCTAAGGGCCTCAAGCTGACCGCCGAGCAAGTGGGAGACGGCATTGTGCAGCGCGAAAAGGAACTGGGCCTCAATGACAAGCCGGCGCTCAGCTACGGCGTGCTAGACCCGTCAGCGTTCCGTGAGGATGGCGGCCCGAGCTTGGCGGAGCGCATCAACTCTGTTCTGCTCGCCAAGCGCCTTGCTCCCTTTCATGCTGCGGACAACACCCGCGTTTCGACTGCGGAAAGCAAGGACCGCCGCGGCGCAATGGGCGGCTGGGATCAGATGCGCTCGCGCATCATTGGGGCGGACGGCAAGCCCATGATATACTGCTTTGACACCTGCGTTGCATCGATCCGCACCATTCCGATGCTGCAGCACGATCCGGTAAAGGCAGAGGACTTGGACACTAACAGCGAGGACCACGCGGCCGATGACTGGCGTTATGCGTGCATGAGCCGGCCGTGGCCCAAGTCGAAGCCGGAAAAGCCCAAGCCGGAATATGCGTACCGGCCAGGCGGCCCGCACGGCGGGGGCGAGGAATACGGCAGGCAGATCGACGAATGGAAAACCACATGACCCTCATCATTGCCTTCGCGTGGCTGGCCGCCGCCGTCATCATTGGTGCGCTCGTGGCACAGCCGCAGGCGCATTGCCGCGATGGTGACTATGCGTTCTATCTCGGCGGCGTGAAGCAGTACGGCTGCGGGCCAGTGGTGAAGCCATGATTCATCTGGCCAAAAAGCTCAAGCCATTGCTGTATCTGTTCGATCCAGCCGAGCCTCCGCCGCGCAAATACACGCTATATTGCTACATCGTGTTTCCGTTCGCGGTATGGAAAGCTTCCCATGACTAACACTCTCCCCGCCGACGTTGTCGAGCTCGTTGATCGCCGCGCTGCGCTGGAATCCCTGCGCATGTCGGTCTATTGGGCATGCCGCGGTCCCACGCCGAGCATCCGCGAGACCGCGCTCGGCTGCGCATCGCCGTATGCCGTGCTCGCACCGGGTCTCGTGCCGCCGGTTCATAATCTGTCGCATCAGACCTGCGTGTTCCGGGCTGCGCTGCGGCTGGGCATCATTGACCCGCTGACCGGGCAAGAAATGGCAGGATCGGCATGAGACATCCATTCGAGGGATGGACGCGAGACCTGCTGATCATGAAAATCAGAGAGGAAAAGATCGGCTTTGATCGCGCTTGGCCGCTGGAGAGCAGGTCAACCGCCGAGCTGCAGCGTATCTTGCGCGAATGGTTGCAATGTCGGCCGCGGTTGGTGGTGGAGAACGCCTGATGGTATTCGCCGGCGCACCAGCTCGCAGGGCAGGCCAAGGCGAAAGCCCGCGCTTTCAATCGCGCACCGGCACGCTCGGCACATGGGGCACCAACGCGCCGGACGACTTCGATTGGTCGGGCGATGATGATGGTCGGTTTCCTGTCACCCGGCTGCGGCAGCAATACATCGACTATCTGGCGACGAAGGTCGACGAATATGAAGAGCAGAAGCAGGCGCGGCACTACTACAACGCGGCGCACTGGACGCACGAGGAAATCCGCATCCTGCGCGCTCGCCGCCAACCGATCATTACCTTCAACAGGATCGGGCGCAAGATTGATTCCATTGTCGGTTTGGTACAGCGCTTTAGGCAGGAACCTAAAGCATATCCAAGACACCCTTCGCAGGCTCAAGGCGCCGACATAGCCACGCAATGCCTGCGTGCCGCACTGGACGGCATGGACTTCGCGGCGCTGGACTTCCAGATTTGCCGGCAGGCAGCAATCGAGGGCATCGGTGGAATCGAGCTCAAGCTTACAGAGGGAGATCATCAGGACCCTGACATTACGGGCGACTTCATTTTCGGTGATGACTTCTTCTATGATCCTCGATCATTTAAGCCGGACTTCTCTGACTCACGTTGGATGGGAATCGCCAAATGGTTGGACGTGGAGGCGGCAATTGAGCTATTCCCTGATAAGGAGCACGAGCTCCGAACGCTCATGGTCGATACCGGCTTTGATCTGACCACGCATGCCGACCGCGAATTCAAATGGGTGTACGTCAACGAGCAGCGCTTGCGCCTCGTCGAGCACTGGTACAAGCACCGCGGAAAATGGTTCTGGTCATTCTACTGCTCGAACATGGAGCTGGCACACGGCGTCAGCCCGTTTCTCGACGAGCGCAACCGGCCAATGAACCGCTTTGTCATGTTCAGCGCGGCGGTGGATCATGACGGCGACCGTTACGGCTTCGTGCGCAACCTGAAAGGGCCGCAGGACGAGATCAACCAGCGCCGCTCCAAGATGCTGCATATCAGCAACACGTCGCGGGTATTCGCGCGCAAGGGCAGCGTGGACGATGTCGAGACGGCGCGCCGCGAGATGATGAAGCCGGACGGCTGGGTCGAGGTCAATCCGGGCTTTGATCTGCCGCAGGAAACGCAGAAGGCGGAAAACCTTGCGGCACAGGGCGAGCTTTACCAGTCAGCCACGCTTGAGGTCGACAGCTTCGCCAACATCAATCCGGCACTGATGACGCAGGACGACGATCACTCTGGCAAGGCCATCAATCTGCTGCAGAAGGCCGGAATTGCCGAGATCGGCTCGTTTGTCCTCTACTACAAGCAATGGAAACATCGTGTTTACCGCGCCGTGTGGAACATCATCAGCCGCGAGTGGCAGAACGAGCGCTGGATTCGCGTCAGCGGTCAGGACAGCAAGATACCGCAATTCCTGCAGCTGAACGCGCCGCAGCCAGGCATGATCAATCAGTGGGGACAGCCGGTCATCATCAATGCCATCGGCTCGCTGGACGTGGATATCGTGCTCGACGACGGGCCGGACACGCCAAACCTGCTGATGGAAGCCTACGAGATGGTCAAGGACGATCCGTCCGTGCCGTGGCCGATCAAGTTGATGCTCATGCCGATGTCGCAGGAGATGAAAGACAAGATCGACCAGATGCAGCAGCAGGCGGCGCAGCAGCAGAAGCCAGACCCGCAGACGCAGGCCAAGATACAGACGGAGCAGATCAAGCAGCAGGGCATGCAGGCCAAGAACCAGACCGAGCTTGCGCGCGAGCACATGGCGGCACAGGCCGACGCGGCGCAGTCTCAGGCCGAGGTCCAATCTCGCATGCAGGATTTGGCGATCCAGCGCGAGAAGGCGCAGGCCGAGCGGCAGAAAATCCATCTTGAGATGGTGCAGGCGACGCAGGAGCACGCATTCCGCATGCAGGAATTGCGCGAGCAGGCGCGGACGCGTTTCGAGCAGCATGCGCAAAAGCGGGCTGAGGCCCGGCGGCGGCCGAAACAGGCGGCGGCGCGATGAAAAAGGTTCATTTGATGTGGCTGCGCAATGCGGACGGCACTCATTCATTTGTCGCCTATGAAAATCCCGATGATGCTAGGGCCAAGATCGCAGACATAGCGCGTATGGCTCCCGGCTGGAAAGGTGAGAGCGAAGTATGCGAAATTCCATATATGGAAGATAGGTGGTATATGTGGAGGCCGGGAGCCCGATAGATGGCACGAATCGCCAAGATCAAATGCGACAAGTGCGCCAGCGAGGTTGAGGCGCGCAACGTGCCGCTGCCGAATGGATGGTCGCTGTTCGTCATCACGGACTATCGCGGTGGCGCGCATCCCGATAAAACCACGCAGCACGAGCTCTGCGAGAAATGCACCGAGATGGTCAAGATGTACATCAAGGATGGGGGCATGAGATGAAACGGCTGATCATCGGAGTTCTGGCGTTGCTGGCGAGCGCTTCGCTGTCCGTCGCCGAGCCGCCGACCGAGGCGCATCCGGTCAAATACCTCAGCGCGGCGAGCAACAATGCAACGCTGGTGCAGGTCGGGCGCGTGCGGTTGCTCGCAATAGCAGCCGTGAACACGACGGCGACGATCTATTACCTCAAGTTCTACGACAAGGCGACGGCGCCGACATGCGGGACCGATACGCCGGTGTGGACGCTGCCGCTGCTGGTATCGACCGTGGCGCCAACGCTCGTGCCGACGCCGGATGGGCTGGAATTCTTCGCCGGGCTCGGGTTCTGCCTCGTGGCAAATCTCGTGGACAGCGACAACACCAACGCCGCGACGGGCGTGGCGATCAATCTGGGGATCAAGTGAGCTTCTGTCTCAGCCTCATCAGCTTCGCGGTTGCGAGCGCCTATCTGCCAGGCATCAGCAACGCCGCGAACGCGCCGCGCTGGGCGATCATGTCGGTTGTAGTGCCGATTTTCCTGTGGGTGCTCCGTCGCCCATTGGCTTCGTCACTCGACTACGGACATGCGCTCGGCGCGGCGCTGCTAATCTGGGCGGCGCTATCCATGTGGTGGACGCCGAGCCGCTGGGACGGGGCGGACGCGCTTTGGCATTGGCTGCTGCTCGGCGGCGTGTTTGGGCTCTTTGCCCAGATCGATGACATGCGGCCGGTTTACATCGGTTTTGGGCTCGGCGTGTGCGCGAGCTCGGCGCTGATGGCTTGGCAATGGCTCGGCGCCGGGGCACCACTGACCGGGACCGTGCATATGGCCTACAAATGGGGCCTGTACCATCCGGGCGGCCTGTTTGGTAATTCGAGCTTTGCCGGGGAGGCCGCGGCGCTGGCGATCGTGGGGGCTCTTTCGCGCACATGCGATGACGACAAAACACTGCCCGTTTTGGAGCGGTTTCGCCGGCTGAAGCAGGATTGGCTTTGGTGGTTGCTTGCAGCCGGCTGCCTGCCCTGCCTCGTCCTGTCCGGCAGCCGCGGCGGCTTGTTCGCGCTCGGCGTGGTCGGCCTCGCATGGCTATGGGGCCGCTTCAAGCCACTGACGGTCGGACTTGGCTGCGTTGGCCTGGCGGTCCTGTGGGACATTGCCGGCAGCCGGACCGCGCTGGAGCGTTTTGACATTTGGGCCGATACGGCGCAAAACTTGCGCCTGTTCGGCCATGGTGTCGGGTCGTTCTGGGTCAATTTCCCAAATGGTGCAACGCACACCGATACGCTGGCAATCCGGTATGACCACGCGCATAACGACTTTCTCGAGATTGCTTACGAATTCGGCCTATGTGGCGTGGTGCTGGTCGGCGCCATCGTGGCTTTTGCGCTTCGTCATTCTCTGCGAATGGATCGGCTCGTTGTGGTCGCGTTTCTCGCGGAGGCGACGGTCGGTTTTCCGACGTTCACCCCGGCGACGGCCTTTCTGGGAGTCGCGGTTATTGGCCATATTTGCGGTGGCTGGTATGGTCTATACGGCCGGCTC